AGCACATAGATGTTGCCATCCATTGTTACTACCATCAACAGGTATTGGTAGGTAAGTATAATAGTCTTCCTCACTACTCAATGCATTATATAATTCTAATACACAAGCAAGTAAGGTTATAGGTTTTTCTGCTATAGGATTAATCTCTTCATCCTTTGCAATATTTAAAAGCATATCTAGATTATTATCGGTCCATGCTTCACGATCTTTTAGCGTCATCTTATCTACAGATATATCTTCTAACTGTTCTTCTTCTAAGAAAGTTTTGTAATCTGTAGCCAGCCAATTAGGTAACTGATTCTTATTAAAGGTTTCATTATAGGCACATGCAATATGTATCTTTAATCTTTTTAATCCATCATCAGTCATCAACTTCCCCTTAGAAAATAACATTTGCCCTCGAGCTATATCATTACTTTGAAAGTTTAAGAATGGTGTAGTATAATATAATCGTCCACGATAGTCAGCTTCAGTATACTGGTAGAAAGTATTACTACCAATTAATTCTGAGCGTGCCATAGTCAAATCGAATTCTATTACTTTTGATTTATATTTCTTTGGAAATTTTAAATGCGCATCAAGTATTTTATTTCTATTACGATTTAAAATATCCTTGACTTGTGTATTAATTTTCCAAGCTGTCTGCTGTAGTACATTCATACTGTGTATAAAGTCGCGGTAAAGATACTGATGAAACTCACCACTCCTCTGTTCAGTCCAGCCTTTTATTACTGGTCTTTCAGTTGGCTGCATCAATCCTGAAATAGGTAGAGGCATTTCAAATACAGTACCTCTAAGTAAATCTTTACAGCCCTCAGGTATAATAAGATTCCATGATTCTGGAACTACTACATAGTGAGCACGACTTCTTTTAAGACTACGATCTAAAGATTCCATAGGTACAAAGTTGCTATCTTTATTCTTACCTATATTAATCTGATGTGTTTGATAGAATGCTTCCAAGAATAAGTCACCCATCATTACTCGTAGTTTAAACCATTCCCAAGGCGCAGTATCTTCATGATAATATTTAATATCATCAAGAATATATGCACCAATTGTAGCACTAAGGTGTGTCAAGTTAGCTTCACCTTGGTATGATTTGTTTCCACGAGTACTGTTGCGAGTGAAGTGTTGTTGGATAGTATCCATTGTAAACACCAAGTAGGTTTCAAGGTCTGCTGTATACGTATGCTTCAACAGACTACACGCAATATGAGCTTTAGCTTTACGAATTTTCTTTTCGATATATTGCAGTTGCTCTTGCATTATTAATCCTTTCGTTATATTTTATCTACTTTAATATTACTAAACTGTAGTAGTGTTAGTATCTTCCTATCGTTCTTATGGTTTGCTTGGTATACTACTCTGCTTATACCACATTGTATTATTAGTTTAGCACACTCAACACATGGTGCAAGGGTACAATAAAGAGTTGCACCCTCAGCTGAGCTAGATGTTCTTGCTAATTTACATACAGCATTAGCTTCAGCATGTATTACTTCAGGCTTAGTAGAACCATCAGCATGCTTACATTCGTTAGGCATACCTCTAGGCATGCCATTAAATCCGAATGCAAGTATGTTATTATCTTTCACAACAACTGAGCCTACTTTGGTATCAGTATCATGTGACATCTGAGATATGCATATAGCTACTTCCATATACATAGCATCATATCTATCTAATTTATTCATTATATACTCGTAAATTCTGAGGTAACATAATTTAATCTGCCAGTACTATTATCATACGAAGCAGCACCAGCTGAACCAGTAAGACCTGTGAACCTAGATTTAAGAACTCTAAACTTAATAGTATTTCTTTCATCAGTATTTTCGGATACCAGGTTTCTTGCAAAAGATATAATATCAAATGAGATTTGTTTAATAGAACCACTACCTTTGATATCATCTATTGATGCAAGGTTACCTTCTTCAAAAGACTTACCACCACCTGGTGATTTTCTTAGGTGTGAGATTAAACCTAACCAAACATTATGTTTCTTTACTATCTTTAGTAGGTCACTCATCATTTTATCTATTGCTTCATTCCCACTAAGCCCTTCAGTACCCTCACTAACTGCGATGGTAATGTGGTCAAGAACCAAATACTTACAACCCATAAGAGCCATGTATTCAATCTTGTCAATGAGACTAGAGTCGCCGACCGATCCTTGGTGATCGAGCAATACAAGTCGCTCAGTTCCAAACACAGATTCAAATCCTGTCCGCTCGTCGGCTTCGGAAATATTTTCTCCAGCGACTGCATTCTTTCTAAGAAACATACCAATGAATTTCTCGGCGGTATCTCCGACTGATTCTTCGAGAGATATGAGACCGATCTTATCATCAGTCTTAGCGAGTAAATCAAGAACGATTTCTTTAATAACTGTACTCTTACCGGAACCTGTACCAGAAGTAAATAACGTAATTTCACCATGCCTTAATCCTTTTATCTTTTCATTTAATCCTGCTAAGCAATCTGGATAAGGTACAGATTTAGTATCACGTCTTTGCTTATACTGATCCCATATTTTTTCGCCAACAACTAAACCAGCTGGTGACCAGGTTTGTGCATCCCAGTATGCTCTAAGTAAACTACTAGATCCATGCTTAAGCAGTTGATCGCAAGGATCTTTTTCTTTTAGTTTACCAACCTTAACTTTACCAGCTCCTATAATCTTACTGGCTTTCTCTACTGCTGCTTGACCGGCTTCATCATTATCAAATAGTAGTATGATAGATTCAAATGATCTGATCCAATCTCTTTGTTCTAGTAATACTCTTACACCTGTTGCGCTTGGTATAGATACTACAGGAAAGATTCTATTATATTTATCTAAGAATGATTGAGCAACAGCACAAGCATCTAGTTCGCCTTCAGTAATTACTAAAGTCTTACCACCTGATGCAGCGTTCTGTCCGAACAATTCTGTATCAGCAAAGCTTCCATGTATTTGAAAAGACTTAGGTAATATTCTTTCTTTATATGATACGACCTGTCCATTCTTAGTGTAAGGATAGTAGTGTGAACCACCTGATCCATCTGGATTTACAGACATCTTAATACCGAAGTAGTCTATCACTTGCTTTGATATACCTCGAGAGGCAAGAGCAAAGCTATTTAAATCTTGTATCTCAGCTAACGTATTAGATGAGGTATTAGTACTTAAGTCTTTGAATTCATTCATTTCTTTTACTTTCTTATTAGTTGAGTAGCCACAGGCAAAACAGTGAGAGCCATCGTCATACGTTGTAAACGCATCTGATGAGTCACACTTAGGGCACCCCGTTTGTGTGTATCTTTTCTGCATGTTTTTCACTTTCTTTTATATGTTCATCGGTTAACTCACTGATCTTAACATAAAGAAACTCTTTACCCTTAGGCATTATAACTTTATGTAGTTCACTATGATAAACTTTGTTGTCATTAAACTCTTCAAAGATTCCTTGATAGGTATCGAACAAAGGTTTTAAAACATTATCTAAGTCAGCACCTTTATTAGAAAACCCAGCGACAATAAAGAATGTAACTAGGTCAGAGCCGAAGGGCCATTGCTGACCCATCATCTCATCTCTTAATTCATTTTGATATTCCAGATATACTTTCTGTTTTATCGTCTTGTTTCTGTACGTCATTAGGTTTGCGGACAGTGGCTTTACCATGAATGTATGCTTTAATTCTTTCATAATCTTCCCATGAGGTTAGCATTGTTAATAGTTTATAGGATTTTTCTAGCTCATACCTAGGCATGTCTTTATCTTCCCATTCTTTTATTACTCGTTCCCATCTATCAGCTGCTCCTATTACACCTTCCAGTATCTTAGCAGCTTTCTTAGGACCTATACCTTTAAGACCTGTAATGTTATCAGCGTTGTCACCTGTTAAACATTGAATCATTAAGTTATAGTTACCAGTATCATCATCAATAAAAGTCCAGGTATTCTTACCATAGTTATAATGGTTACCTGGAATTTGTAGTAAGTCTTTATCTATACCACATATAACATACTGCTCATCCTTACCTCGAGCTTCATAACCCCATATAGAAACAAGATCATCAGCTTCCATACCATCTGAAGCAACAGCACCTTTGCTAAGTGCATAGGTATGTAGGAAATTTAGTTTATCTTTTATATCTTGATCTAAGTCTGGACGAGTTGCTTTATAATCAGAGCTTAATTCTTTTCTATAATTATTCTTACCCTTAACTGCGTATAAAGGTGCAAGAACTTCTTCATCTTTAAATGGATTGATTAGCTTATTAGTTACTTCAAGCTCCATCTTTCTACAAAAAGTATCATAGCCAACTCTTAAATCTTTATTATCGCTTGCACCGTAAGCAACCTTAAAGAATATCGAGTCAGCATCTACTAGCATATTTATTTTTGACATATCATTTCCTTTCATTTAATGTACATCTGCATAGTTATTACCTATTGATCCTTCACCATCCATGATAGTAACACCAACAGATTTAGGACCTTCAGCAAAAGATTCTATTAATATTTCTAGAACTCTGTCAGCATCTTTCTCTGCTACAGACCAGGCAACTTCATCATGATAATACAAACGAGGTTGAGCATCTAGGTTTTCTTTTCTAATCTTATCTATCTGATAAGCTACTGCTGATTTAGTTGTGATAGCTTCACAGCTTTGCAATAGATAGTTAAGAGTTTGATAGGGTTGAGGAGTGTAAACTTTTCTACCGTCTAGACCAGGCACGTAACCTTCTGGTCCTTGATTAGAGGTAGCACTCCATATACTTTCTATCTTTTCTTTTAGTATCTTTAAACCTGGTATAGCATTGCCATATCTTTCCATGGATTCTTTACCAGCTTTTAAAGAACTTACACCAGTTAATACTTGACCTAGCTTAGTAGCACCAGCACCAAATAGAAACGCATAAATCCAGGTCTTAGCTGTACGTCTATCAGTCTTAATAATGTCTGCATTATACTGATGGATATCTCCAGATAATATCTGTGTTGTGAGTTCATCTGAGTTAACATAATGCGCGAGAGATCTGAATTGGTTACCACTAGAGTCAGCTCCAACTATCTTACGGCCTTCTTCTGCTTTCAATAAGCTACGTAATTCTTTACCATACACAGCAGTAGCAGCAGGTAAGTTAGCTATTACTTCATGACGTGCTCTGAATGTAGGAGTACCAACTACCCATAGTCTACCATGTAATCTACCATCTACCAGTTCACGGAACCAACCTTCAAGTATACCTTTACGTGATCTAAGTGTAGTCCATTCATCTATTAGTTTACCATGTTCACCAACCTTTTCTAAAGAAGTTGAGGTAAGTTTAGGTGATTTCTTTACCCAGCCATGACCACTACGTTCCATTTTCCAGTCATCAGGTTTCCAACCAATAGAATATAAGTATTCTTTTACTTGTTCCATGTTACCTAGATTAGCTTTAACTGTTACCTTTCTTTGGTACTCTTTGTTAGCTGCCCATAGATGTGTATCAGTTGGCTTAAGTTCTATCTTAAGAAATTCACTTAGCATACGTGTAGTTGTAGCAGTGAACTCACCTTTCTTTGTAAACTTAGGTAGCTTAGCAACCTTATCTATATACCTTGTTACAGGTGGTAGATTAGGTTCAACAGTCTTTTCTATTAATGACATCTTAGATATGATATCGCTGAGTACTTCTTTACCTTTGGCTTCATCAAATTCCCAGCCATAATATCTGCAGTAAGCATCAAACTTTGCTGCTTCCATTTCAGATTTTAAACCTTCACTTATTAAAGGTTGCTTAGCTTTAAGTTGATCCATCTCTTTCATTAGATGTGTAAAGACAGTTGCATTAAGTTGTACATCTCTTACACAATAAGTCATCATCTCATCTGAGAATCCTGACCAGTCATTGAAATCAAACTTAGGATAATTAAGTGCACCACCCCAACCTGAAAGTCCATGTTTGTGTGGTCTTCTATAGTTTAATACTTGAGATGCAATCCAGGTATCAAAGAATTTCTTATGAAATAAATCTATACCATATATTTTTAAGATCATTAGTGCATCAAAGCCTATACCGTTATGCGCAATTAGTAGTTCTGAATTCTTTAAGACAGCTAAGCCTACTTCAATACCACCATCATACTTGTCGGAGTAGTCTGTGTACTTCATGATACGACCTGTATCTATATCTTTCATTACTAAACACCAAACTTTGGTTGCGTCTAGTCCGTCTGTTTCTATATCAAACGTTAATCTCATTAGGTTCCTTTCCATTTGAGCATGGCGGGCAGAGGTTTAACTCTGAATCAATACGCATTCTCAAATAATATTTGTTACATTTTTTACATTTAAATTTTGCAAAAGGTTTGTCAGTTATGTGATCAACCTTGCTGCGATATAAGTTTTTTGACATCAACGTAGTATCCATTAAATTGTGAGGTCCTTAGTGAATCCATTAGATTCCAGTAATCTACAGTCCCTAATACATTTACTTTAACTACATCGCCTTCTATTAGTAAACGTTCTGGTCTTTCATGCCATTCACAGAACATAAAGTTTTCTACAATATCTCTTTGTCTTAATACGTAGATTAGTTTTTGGCATGTTAAGTTATACCATTTCTTTACAAACTTAACATCAACATTTCCGTAGATAGAACAAACACCATCTATCTGCCAACGATCATCGTC